ATAGAGATGTGATCCAAATCGATCCAATCGTTAAGACAAAATTGGATCAATATAAGAGTGTCAATTCTAACAATAATAAATAGTAAATAGATTCACTAAGGAGAATATCAAATGTCCTGGAATAATTTCGACGGCGGTAATGCAGCTCCAATCTGGGCAGCGACTGCTCTCAAACTTGCACCAACACGAGCAAATGCTAACGTAATCTTTTCAAACTCCAACGTTACGGTGTTTGCGTCTGAAGCAATAGGTCTGTATGGCGTATCTGCTGATGAAATAGCAAACACAACTGGACAAGGCAAGAGTGCTGGACACACTGGTTGGGTGATGAGAACTGGTTTCATGGGACCGGTTGTCTCGATTACTGCTAATGCTAATGCATATGGCACAAATAGTTGGATCAGATTCTCCGGTGGTCAGACTTCTTCGAACACTATCAATCCAGCAGGACAAGGTTCGGGCAACACATCAGCTAACGCATTCCTTTCTGTTGCTGCAAATGGTAGAGTTCAATCTATCACATTGTATGATGGCGGTTTGTATCTGACAACGCCTAATGCTACTCCAACATCTGGTAATGCAGCATTCACAATCACTATGGGTGGTCGTGCAAATCGCTTCCAGTATGAAGTTCTTGTTGCATGTAATACAATATATGGTGATGCATCTACTGACGACCATCATCTACCTGAGTAAAATGTCCTGAATGTTATTTGATGATTTACGTGAGGAGAATATAATACTGTATGCCATGAAGGCATATGATTCTCCTCACTGCATTATGTCTGAATTTGAAAGTGACTATAAGAGAACTAAGTATTTAAAAAGATTGTTTCGAAGATATAAGTTGACAGGTGAACTTCGAGAAAGACTTATCCTAAATCACATCATACTTCTTTATAATGTATTCGGTGTAGAGGCAGCAACACGTATTCTGTTCTTTAGAATCGATGAAAAAGATTATGATGTATTAAAAACATTTTTGTTATATTTAAATTATATGCCAGATAAAATTCGAGGCATATCAGGTAAAGATATTCATTCTGTCAATATAAATAATGACGAGAATATAACAAAAATACTGGAAAGCATATGAAATCGTTCAAGCAGTTTAGAGAAGACGCTGGTGGAATTGCTGCTCCAGGTCCAGTCAATGCAGTTAGTTCTGGTGCAATTGCTGGCACAGGTGAAAAAGGTGGTGAACCTGGTGTCAATATGAAGAAGAAAAGTAGAGTTGTAATTCAGCCAATGGCTCATAGAATTTCACCAAAATCATGAGTTTCAAATTCAATTTCACCGAAGTTAAATTAGGACAGTTGCTCAGAGGTAACAAAGAAGTCCATGCATGGTTCGATGCGTGTGTCGATGTATTTCCACACTACGAACTAACGACAGTAAATCGAGTTGCAGCATTCCTTGCACAGTGTGGACATGAATCGAATAACTTCATGACGCTACAAGAGAATTTAAATTACTCTTCATCCGGTCTCATGAAAACATTCAAGAAATACTTTCCTGATGAGACTGTTGCATCACAATATGCAAAACAACCTGAAAAGATTGCAAACAGAGTGTATGCGAATCGAATGGGTAATGGCAACGAAGCATCAGGTGACGGATGGACATACCACGGTAGAGGTCTAATTCAACTCACTGGTAAAACAAACTACGCTGCATACGCACGAGACACTGGTCAATCATTAGAGGATGCAGTTGATCATACAAGTCATCCACATGGTGCACTAGAATCTGCATGTTGGTTTTGGCATACTCGTGGACTAAATAAATTTGCAGACAATAAAGACATAATGACATTGACAAAAAGAATCAATGGTGGTACAATAGGTTTAGAAGACAGAAATTTGAGATTTGAACGTGCTGTTGATATTTTAGGAAGAGATTAAATGCCAACACTCTATGCAGTGATAATTAAAATAGTGGTATCATTGTTGGTACTAATATTCGCATTCTATTATGGAAAAAGAATCAACGATAATGAATGGTTAGCCAAAGTGCATGAACTTGAACAGAAAGTTGCAGTTGCTGACGAGAAGAGTAAAGCAATAAATACTGTAGTTGAAACGAAAGTTGTTGAAAAAGTAAAGGTGGTGAAACAAAATGTTTATGTCAACAAAGAAATCATCAAAGAAGTTGCTGGCAAACAGCTTGATGCTAAGTGTAGTCTGCCTGAGTCTACTATCATGCTCGTCAACAGTGCCAGTCAAAATGAAGTGGCCAGAAGTCCCACCAGCGCTGATGGAACCACCTCCACCGTTAAAGCAAGTGCCGTCCTCGACACCGTTGTCGAAAACTACGGAATCTGTAACGAAACAAGGGAAAAACTGATTAGTTGGCAAGATTGGTATAAAGCACAGAAGAAAATCTTCGAAGATTTAAACAAATAAATAGTATATCTTAGGAGAACAAAATTGGGTGCTTTTGTTTACGAAGAAGAGAACGGTGTTGAGATTGTCAATCAAGCACCCACAACAAGAATAAGTGTCTTTAGACCTCTTGGATCCACAGGTGGTGCTGGTTTTCAACAAGCACCTATTACTCCTCCAGTTTTAACTAATGCTGGTAACAACGCAGCACAAAATGCTGACGTTTTAGTTAAAAATACAAACGAAGATTGGATCAATAAAAAATGGCGTCCAGCAATGGGTTGGATGTATATGTCAATATGTACGTTTGATTTTATGGTTGCTCCTATTCTTTGGAGTGTGGTACAAGCATTGGATGGTGGTCAAATTTCCACTCAATGGCAACCTCTAACTTTACAGGGTGCTGGTCTGTTTCATATTGCGATGGGTGCAGTTTTAGGTATTGCTGCTTACGGTCGTACTAAAGAAAAATTAGAGGACAAGCACTAAAATGGCAGCAATAGATCAAGACTATACCGAAATGAAAGTTGACGTTGGTGTATTAAAGGCACAAGTAACACAACTAACGGAACTTTGCGCTAAAATGGACAAAGTAATAGATAAACTTATGGAACAACAAGACAGACTCGTAAATCAAATATATGATGAAATTGAAACTAAGAAAAAAGAAACTAATACGGACATAAAAGAATTACATTCTAGGATCACAACTATTAGTCGTGAATTATCTGATAAAGTTGAACTGACTGAACGTCGCATCATGGAACGTATTGAGAATCTCAGAACTGAGATAAACAATCACAATAAAAAAGAAGATGCAGAATTTGGCAAAATCCTTGAATGGAAATGGATGGTTGTTGGTGGCATCCTACTGATTTCGTGGTTGCTTTCTTTCGTAAAATTTGATAATATAGTGAAACTGTTCATCAACTAATTTTACGTATTTTGTCATGAGCGTCTATATTGACCGCAAATTCCTGAAACTGCTGTCTCCGAAATTAGGCAAGTTCACCCAACGGCGTGAGGACTTGTACAACTTTCGGTGTCCGTTCTGTGGCGATTCACAGAAGAATCAGTTCAAAGCCAGAGGATACATTTACCGCAAAAAAGATGACTACTTCTATAAGTGTCAGAATTGTGGTGTCGGCCATTCTATGTACAACTTTATTAACTATCTTGATTCAGAAATGGTTAAAGAGTATGCACTAGAAAGATATTCAAATTCAAAAGTTGAAATTGATATTAAAACTCCTGACTTTAAATTTGAAAGACCAGTCTTCAAAGATAAAATCAATCTACCTAGAATATCTGAACTGGAAGATAAACATTTTGCAAAAGAGTATTGCTTAAATCGTAAACTTAGTGTAGAATATCTAGATAAACTCTTCTTCGCAGAAAGTTTTAAGAAATTCGTTGATGAGATTTTACCTGACAACGAAAAGAATCTAAAAGAGAATGATCCTAGATTGATTATTCCTTTCTTTGATATCGATGGTTCTCTCCTTGCAATTCAAGGTAGAGCATTGCAAGACTCTAAGATTCGATATATAACCATTAAGATTAAACAAGACAGTAACAAGATATTTGGATTAGATACTGTAAATAAAGAAGAGAAAGTGTATGTGACTGAAGGTCCAATCGATTCTTTATTTCTTCCAAATGCAGTTGCAACTGCTGACGCTAATCTAACGAATGCGGTTAATTATATACCTAGAGATAAACTAGTATTAGTGTTTGATAATGAACCACGAAACAAAGATATTTGTAATCTAATGGATGATGCTATAGAGAATCATTTTCAAATCTGTATCTGGCCTGAGATGATGCAAGAGAAAGATATTAATGATATGATTATAAATGGATTCACTTCTGATGAAATAAAAGATATTATAGACAATAACACATACGTGAATCTAAGAGCAAAGTTTGAATTTACACAATGGAAAAAGATTTAAGGAGTTTAAAATGAAAGTTAATTTAGTCTCTTATTCACGGGATATGGAAGATAGAAGTCTGTTGAATCAAGTCGCATATGCTGCACGGGTTTCTAATCCAGGTAACCAAAACAACGAAGAAACCGCAGAGAAGTTGGTTCGATATTTGATTAAGAATCAACATTGGTCTCCACTTGAGATGGTTTCTCTTTGTCTGGAGATCGAAACGACTAGAGATATTGCACGGCAGATTCTTCGGCATCGATCATTCTCATTTCAAGAGTTTTCACAACGATATGCTGTTGCGAATTTAGGATGCGAATTCAAAGAGACTCGATTGCAGGATACAAAGAATCGCCAAAACAGTATTGAAACTGAAGACCAATCACTTGCAAATGATTGGCAAGAAGCTCAACGGAGAGTTTTAATTACATCTCAACGTGAATATGAATGGGCTATCGCAAATGGTATTGCAAAAGAACAGGCACGTGCTGTTTTACCAGAGGGACTTACTTTATCGAGATTGTACATGAATGGCACGTTGCGTTCATGGGTTCACTATATACAACTACGTTCTTCTAATGGAACACAAAAAGAACATCGTGAGGTAACACTAGCTTGTGCTAAAGCAATTGAGTCAGTATTTCCTCTAATTACGGAGTTTACGAATGAATAGTCACGATGATGTTAAAGTTTTTATGGATGCGTGTGATCAGAACGAAATTGGTTTTACTGCACAAGCAGCACTCTATGTAAAACTAATTCAAGAAGAATATGAAGAGTTGATGGAAGCATATAGAAATAATGATCTAGTTGAAATTGCAGATGCATGTGCTGATCTAAAATGGGTGATTGAAGGACTAGAACATACATTAGAATTGCCACAACAAGATGTATGGAATGAAGTTGCACGGAGTAATCTAAGTAAGATATCATCGACAGGTAAAGTTTTAAAACGTGCAGATGGTAAAGTGTTGAAGCCGGAAGAATGGTCACCACCAGATATTAAAAAAATACTAGAAGACAGGAATTAAAATGACACCAGGAATCGTACACGGAATTAAAGTTGATTATTCTAGAGATATTCTATT